GGAAAGATTCTGATTACCCACAGACTTTAAATACAACATTTGCAATACTAAAACTACTTATATTAAATGATAAGAATTTTGATGCAACAGTACATTTAAATGTATTTCTATTAACAAATATGAAACAATTTTGTATAGATAATGGATGGCTAAGGCCTGCAAATACTTTGTCTTTAAATTGGAGTTCTCCAATACAAAGAATAAAGATATTTCAAGCAGTTAATCCAAGTATTGAAAGTACTGGTAAAGATATATTAGCAGAGTATATTTCTTCTCACAAAATTATACCACATTATTTAAAATGGGGCGAAGTAGAGTATCAATTAAAGAACTTCGGTAAGCCATTCTATGATAAACACGTAGAACTAGATGGAAAGCACAGAACTAGATTTAATCAGATACTATCAACAGGGAGAATTAGTTCGGTGAGTCCGAATATTCTGAACATACCTAGAAAAAAAGATGTATACAGAAAATGTGTTATACCTGATCCTGGTTATGTATTTATTAATTCAGATTTTGACGGTCAAGAATTAGTAGTAGTTGCATACTTGTCTCAAGAACCTCTATGGTTAGAAGCACTTGAGAAAGGATGGGATTTACACTCTAAGAATGCTGAACTTATATTTGGAGAAGAGTGGCAAGACGCTACTGAAAAAGATTGTGAGTATTATAAATATGGGTATGACAATACTCATAAATACCATAAATGTACATGTCCAGACCATGAAGTTATGAGAGATAGTTCTAAGGCAATTAGCTTTGGTATGTTATATGGAATAACAGAATTTTCTCTTAGTCCAAGATTAGACATATCGGTTGAAAAAGCCAGAGATTTGATGGAAAAGTTTTATGAAAATCTACCTAATATCAAAGATATGATGGATAGACTAGGAAACTTTGCTTTAGAGAATGGATACATTATAGAGCCTGTATTTGGAAGAATAAGATATTTTGAAAAATGGAAATTAGCTGTACCGGAACACCATAATGGTATACGTAGACAAGCTCAAAATTTTCCTATTCAAGCGGCAGGTAGTGCTTTACTTAAAATAGCAATAGTACTTTTAAGACGAACTATAAATCATGCAAATTTAAGTGGTAGTATTCAAATACTTATGCCTTATCATGATGAGATTAGCATACAAGCAAAGCCAGAAGTTGCAGAACAAGCAAGGCGCATGCTAGAAAATTCAATGAAAACAGCTGCAAAAGTAGCAGGATACCCATTATTAGGAGCTTCAGCTGCTATTGGTAAATCTTGGTATGATGCACATTAACAATTTAAAACAATAATTATGGGACTTGATCATGGACTAACAGTAACTAAAAATGAAGTAGTAATAATAAATTTCGATTGGAGAAAACAAAATCACATTCACCAATGGTTTGTAGATAGAGCTCCTGATGGAGATAATGGAGAAGCTAGAATTTTTTGCAGTACTCTTGTAGAATTTTATGATACTGCAAATACAATTATAAAATCCTTAGATAAATCTAAAATAGAAGAAGTAGATGTACCTGATGGTACTAGTTGGCAAAATGGTGTAGAGACAAAACACACTAGAAAAGCAGTTGGTTTTGTTAATACAGACATAGTAAAGGAGCTAATGCCACCTGCGCAAGGGTTTTTCTTTGGTAGTGTAGCAATTGATGAATACTACCAACAATCTCTTGAAGATGTAAAAGCCAGGTTTAAGCCTGTTATAGAAGATATGCGAAATAATCCAGATAACTATGTAGGGTTTTATAGTTCTTGGTGGTAAAATAATTAATTATGAAATTAAAAGGAAAGTTTGAAGATAATTTTTATGAGTGGCTAGGAGAAAAAAATATTAATCATAATTGAGTAAGTGATATTGTATACTGGAATCATCTACCACAATCAGCACAATTTGGATTAATCCAGGAATATTGTGACACGATAGATATTGCTATGGAAACACAATTCTTTGCAATGGTTAATGGAAATTATTCAATATGGATTGATGGGACTACTTATACTGGATTTAAAACACGCCAAGAAGCACAAACTGAAGCAGTTAAAAAAGTAATGGAAGAAATAAATAAATAGATATGAATATACTAAAAAGAATTGAAAAATGGATGAATAAACCATCTGCTTGGGAAGTTGATATTGATAATAGAATAGAATTTCAAGATGCTATTAGAACTGCATATAATGAGAAGTATACTTTTGGTTACCCTATGGATAATGATAAAACTAAATTATTTGTACCTACTAATTTAGGAGGTAGTTATAGTTATATGTATTATGATACTAAGTATAAAATGAGCTATGTAGTAAGTTTTACAGAAAGTGAATTTAATATTATATACAATAGATGGTTAAAAGAAGGTAAACTTCCTATACAACTTAATAATAAAGAAGATGAGTGAACAAAGAAATTTAGAGCAGGCGCAAATTGTGTCTAATTATATCAGAGAAGGCCCGGATAGATGTACATTAGTACTATCTACAGGTTTTGGTAAATCGAAAATTGTCATAGATATATTAAAACATACTATGCCTGAGAAAGTGCTGATACTTGTAAATAGTACTATATTACGTGATTCTTCTTGGGAAGAAGAGTTTAAAATTTGGAAGTTTTATGATTATTACAAAGAACATGTAGAAGTTGCTACTTACCAATTAGCGTATAAATGGAAGCAAGAAGAAAAAGATTTGTCAGACTACTTTGTAGTGGCAGATGAAGTAGATTTTGCTGCAGATGTACCCGAATTTAGTAAATTCTTCTATGAATATTCTGAAATACCTATTTTAGCATTAACAGGTTTTATTACTAGTTCTAAGATAGATTGGTTTGATCAGTATTTGCCAATATTTATAGAACTTACCTCTGATGAAGCTCAAGAGAAAGGAATACTTAATAATACTGAGTTTGTATTTGTAAAGTATAATCTTTCTAGGGACCCTAAAGACATTTTAGTAGAATATACTGCTCATGGAGAGTCTAAAAGCTTTTCTCAATCAGAAGATGCTGCTTATAATTATGCACATTCAGAATATGTGAAGTGGATTACTGTAAAAGAGATAAATAATAAAGCTTTTATGGATCAGCAAATATCTTACGAAGAATACCTTAAAACTTTAAATAGTGCAGACTATAGAATAAAAATGATAGTCAGAAAACGTTCTGATTTATTATTACGTTCAGTAGCTTCTGCAAAAATGACTAAAAAACTTATAGCACATTCTCAAAATAATAATCCTGAGAATAAAATCATTGTTTTCTCAAAGAGAACTTCGCAATCATTAAAAATCTGCGGGAAAGATAATGTATACAATGGAAGTGTTACTAAAAAGAATGCAGATGCTAATTATAAAGCATTTGACAAAGGAGATAGTAAACTTTTAGGAGTATGTGATAAAGTTAATCGAGGTGTAAACATTGATAACCTTAATACTGCAATTATGGAGTCTTTTTATGGCTCTGATACACAAGCAGTACAAAGACTAGGTAGGATGATGCGTTTAAACCCGAATGAAATGGCAACTGTATATGTTTTACTTCCTTATTTTATGAGGAAAACTATTAAAAAAGACTCTAATGGGATAAAACGAGAGGTATATGAACTTTCTGAAACTCAGCAAGTAACTTGGGCAAGTAAAATGTTAAGAAGTACTAAAATTAAATCTAGTACTGTATGGGATTATTGTACAGCAAAAACATAACAGAATGACAGCAGATGAAGTGCTTATAGAACTAGAAATTCTATTTATAATTACAAAAGTAGGAGAGACCTACTATATAACCGAAAAATACAAAACTTTAGATGAAAAAATAGATTTTATAGAAGAAAAAATAGCAGACAAAGAAAAGCTTGCTACTTATAAAAATATATTAGCAGCTGTCGATAAGCCCTCTACTTGGCCAGACACTATAATAAAGGCTAAAGGTAGGTATAAGGTAATAGCTTTTATGGATGCTTGCGAAATTCCTGCTACTGCAGGACCAACTAGATATAGAATAAGAGGATTTAATAAAGACGTAGAGCGTTTTATGGACAAACTTATTATGAATAAAGATGTAGACCCTATTTTGATTATAGAAGCAGTGAAAAGATATTATACACTTAGTGAAATGCCAAAAGGATTTTCTAAGTTTGCTTTAGAAGGAGATATTATGGATGTATACGCAGAATTTATAGAAGTAAATCCTTTAAACAATCCTGAATTTTTAGATCCACTTAATAAACCAAATTCAACATGGGGATAAACGAAAGATATAGAGAAGGTTTTATTGAACAAATAAAAGCTTCTAGAAGAGGAGATATTACTTTTATTCCTAACTTTTTAGAAAGGGTAAATGAAGTATTTAATCTTATGCAAGCAAGGTACACTTTAATATTTGGTGCTACAGGGACAGGAAAAACGTCATTTGCAGATTATTTGGTGGTTTTAGCTCCTTGGTCTTATTTAAAGACTAATGAGTTAGACATACACTGGGAAGTAATGTACTTTTCACTAGAACGTAAAATGATGTTTAAGCATGCTAAATGGTTGTCTTGGTTATTATACAGAGACCATGGAGTGCAAGTATCTTCTGATGATATAATGGGCTTAGGTAAAGAGCCACTGAATAAAGAAGGCTACGATTTAGTTCGTAGTTATGATGATGAGATGTCAGAATTATTAGACCACGTTCATATTTACGATGGTAAAATGAACACAGATAAATTTGAACGCATTATACATAAAAGAGCTAGAGCTTTAGGTACATTGTATACTTCTGATGACACTGGAGTTTGGTTAGATGATGAAGACACCACTTATATAGGTAAATTTTCTGATGAGTTTATAGAAAAATCCAAGACAGAAGATAAGTTTTACTTAGACTTAACTAAACCTGGAAAAAACGAAACTTTTAGAATTTATCAGAACGAAAAGAGATATTTTCTACATAATCCTAAAACATTTGTATTTATTATAGTAGATGGTATAGGTCTTATGGGAAGCTCTGAGTTTGGTAAGAAAAAATCAGTGTTAGATCAAGTGAGTTCTATATTAGCAGAAGCTAGAGATTTATGCAGTTTTAGTCCGGTAGTAATATCACAACAAAATAGAGAGTTGGGTAGTACACAAAGATTAAAATTGCATGGTAGTGATATGAGCCCACAATTAGAAGACATTCAAGGCTCTTCACAAATGGCACATGATTCAGACTTGACACTTGCTTTATTTGACCCTTTCCATTACAAATCATTGGACACAAAAGGGAAATATGGTGGGTATGATATTTTACAAGGAATGATGCATCCTAAAGGGTTTAGCCGTTTTAGGTCATTACACATAGTTAAAAATACTTTTGGATTTCCAGGAAAGGTGTTTGGATTGAAGTTCTTAGGTGAATCTAATAACTTCGAGACCTTACCGTACCCTAATTCAGAAGAAATTTTAGATGTTTATTCAGAAATTTCACAAGGTTTGTAGAATTTTTTGTATCTTTAATAACTTTTTTACAGACGAGTATTAACAATTAAAAACAATAAAAAACATGGCAGAATTATTGCTTTACATGGCAAAATCGGGGTGTGGTAAAACCTCAAGTTTAAGAAATTTACCTCCAAAAGAAACAATCCTAATTACACCAAATGCTAAATCACTTCCTTTTCCAGGAGGAGATGCGTCATATATTGAAGGTGAAAATAGGATAATCACAAACAAATTAAAAGGAGACAGCAGTTTGCCGGAAGATGACTTAGCTCATTATGCTCTTGAAGACCTTTTAAGAATTATAAGTGATACACAAGAACACATAAAATATGTTGTTATTGATGACTTTACTCATTTCTTTAGTGCTAGAATATTTAGTCAAGAATTTCTAGATGAAGGAAAAGGAAAGAATCCTTATGAACGATGGAATGTGTTTGGGTCTAACGTATATCAAGCTTTGTTTGAAACCTCAGCTACTTTACGTAAGGATTTATATATTGTACTATTACATCACACAGAGACTAAAGATGATGGAGCAGAAGGCTTCAAATCTCCTGGAAAATTATTAGATAATACTATTGATGTTCCTAGCTATTTTACTTATATATTTCATGGTATAGTAGAAGACTCTGATTCAGGGCCACAATACTTAATGCAGACTAATAGAACTTCTTACAGACATGCAAAAACTCCTTATGGGTTGTATGACAATGTAAAAGAACTGTATATACCTAATGATATATTTGCTGCTATTAAAAGGATAGACAAATACAGAAAAGGGGAACTAAATATAGTTTGGAAGTAATGGTAGTATGTGCAACATGT